AGATCCTGACATTCTAGTTCAATATAACGGATACGGATTCGACTGGGCGTATATTTACGCAAGAGCCAAAGTCCTTGATATCGAATATGTTCTACAAAATCTTAGTCGTATAGAGAGTAAACCTGCTGAGTTTTTTGAGAGTCCTCTTAGTACATCCGCATATGGAGACAATACTATGAAATATATGAAGACCCACGGTATTACTCAATTTGATCTTATGTTTATTATTAAGAAAGAGCACAAACTAGAATCTTATAAACTTAATAATGTAGCCGAACATTTCATCGGGGAAAACAAGGATGATCTTAGTCCAGCCGATCTTTTTAGATACAACACATCAACAAAAGACAAGATAGCACTTGTTGTAAAGTATTGCGCTCAGGACTGTTGGCTACTAATTGAATTAATGCTAAAATTGAGACTTATTACTAATATGATAGGTATGTCTAATATCACTATGGTATCGATGCAAGACATTGAGCTCCGAGGACAGCAGATCAGGGTTCATACTCAGATTGCGTATGAAACGAAAAAGGAAAATTTTCTTATACCAACTACAGACTATAAACCGGCCGGCGAGGCTGACGACGATGACAATTTTGTAGGGGCTACTGTACTAGACGCAACACCTGGTGCTCATTTTGAACCAATTGCAGGTCTTGATTTTGCTAGTCTTTATCCTTCTATTATGATCGCACACAACTATGATTACTCTACTATAGTAGATGACCCACAGTTTGACAATTTACCAGACTGTGTATACGAATCTATTGATTTCGGAGACAGTCCTGTAAAATTTGTACAGAATCAGCTGGGTATCATGCCTAAGATTCTACAGCGTCTATGGAAAGAAAGAAAAGACATTCGTAAAGAAATGAAAACCCTAAAACCAGATGATGATTTATATGCAGTTCTAAATGGTGTTCAGCTTGCTATCAAGGTTTCAATGAATAGCATTTACGGGTTTACAGGTGCTAAGTATGGCAGGCTTCCAAATAAAAAGATAGCCGCGGCGGTAACCGCTAGTGGTAGAAATATGATCGCACATTCTAAAAAATGTGCTGAAGAATGGTACGACTGCGAGGTTGTTTACGGAGATACAGATTCTATCTATGTTAAGTTCAATAGTGATTTAACTGGTCAGGCTCATATGGATTATGTGTTTAAAGTTGCTCCAGAGTGTGCCGATAGAATATCGGCGACATTCAAGAAACCGATTGAACTAGAGTTTGAGAAAGTAATGTATCCTTTCATATTGTATTCTAAGAAGAGATACGCGAGTCTATTCTGGACAAATCCTCTAAAGTATGATTACATTGATTACAAGGGTATTCAAGTTGTAAGACGAGACAATTGTGCTTTCGTAAGAAACAATGCTAAAAAGATCTTTGAATACATTTTTCTAAACGAAAAGGTACTAAACTACACATTTAATTCGGTAGATGAGCTTATTGAGACATCAAAGGACTTTGCTAGAGATAAAATCAGGGTGCTTATAAATGGTGAGGTTCCAATGAAAGAACTACTATTGTCCAAATCCCTCAGAACCGGTTATGCATTTGATCGCAAGGCTATATGTAATGAGTGTGCAAAAACATACTACGAACTTAGTATAGTTGGTAAAAAAGAAATGGACATAACTGTATTAAAAAAAACCAAGAGATGATAACAATCAGAAAGAAACTGTTCTTCAAGATTTTCTTAAAAGAGAGCACATTTGTCCCAATTGTTCAAAGAATACAACATTCAAACAGTGTCCGGCTAATCTTCCCCATGTGGCATTAGCGCGTAAGAGATTAGAGAGAGATAAAATGGACGTTGTAAACTCAGGGGACAGAATTTCTTATGTATTCTCAACATATGACAGTACTAAACAATTTGAAAAGGTCGAAGACCCGGAATATGTAAAAAAGAATGGCATACCCATTGATTATCTTTATTACTTCGAACATCAATTTAAGTCTGTAATTGAAACTATATTCACACCAATGCTGAAAAATGTACCAGAACTATGGCTAGATATCATACCCGCAAAACAGAAAAAGACTAGGGTAAAGAAAGAAAAGTGAAAAGGATATTTACAATTCCAAAATCTGTATTTAAAGAAAAACGAATTATAAATTTTACAAAAAAACATACAGTTTAAAAAAATAATTCATAAATTATTATATTAGGCACTATGGAGTCTAGATTCAAAGAGTTTCAAACCGAATACAATCTTAATGACGAAGCTATGGGTAAATTGTTAGGACTTTTTAACGACGCTTTTATTGATATTGCCCACAAACTAATAAGTGAAGCTAAACTTCCAGAGAACACTTCTTCAAAAATTACAACTAAATCTAAACAAAAATTGTCTGATACCCCTCCTATTAAAAGATGGGCCACAAAGATTGCAGCCGATTACTCGCTCGAAAACAATTTGACACTTGACGATTTTGACATAGATAATCTAAAAGATGGAAAGATCACAAAGACCGATATCAATGCATTTTTAAAGGATAACAGGAAAGATAATAAAAAACTCCCTAAACTAAATACCAAAAAGGTAGATAAAACAGGGGATGAATGGTATAAGAAATCAGGGCAAGAAAAGACAGTCCATAAGTGTTGCGGAATGAATAAATCAG